CTGATTGAGTGCTTTGAATACTTTGATGAAAACAAGGATATGGTCTCAAAACTAACTTATTTCAAATGGCTTAATTTGGATGTATGAAAGCGAATTGGTATGAGAACAAATGCTTTGGCAACTTCCACTTTACTATGGAACTCATTTGGAAAAAATGAAATAAGATATCGTCTATCTTCATAGTTCAGAGTTAAAACCCTTCTATAATACCTGTCGTTCCTACGGAACTCTTTCCAGGGAAAAGAGATAATGGCTTTCTGATGTTCTACTTCACCGGGTTAAAACCCGTTGTTAATATCTGTCGTTCCTCCGGAACTTTTTTTCATAGTAATAATATTTATTCCCTTCACTCTTTGCGCTCTGCGATAATTTACCCAAAAACAACACAGCTATATAAGCTTGCCTAATTACAACTCATCCTCCAACCATCCTTTAGGTTTGGTTAATGATGGCTAACAAGAAAGGACGGCTCTCACAGATTACACATATTGCACGAATTTTATTGATTTGCGAGTATTTTCTTATTACACGATTTGTGTAGCCAGAGCTCGCCAAAGCTCTGCTTTTTTGTCTTAGATGAGGAACAGCGTCCTCCCGCTACACACTTGTAATCTATATCACTTTATCACTTTTCTCCCGTTCACCATTTTTATTGCTATTTCCACTTTTTTCTTCTTCGTTTACCAGTTTACTGCGTATTTTTGTTTTCAGTTTTAGCTGTTCTTCAGCGCTTAAGGGGGAATTTCTATCCAGTTCTATGCTTTCCATAAAAGTTCCGGGATTGATACTCATCAGGTCAATTCTATCCGAAAGCATAATTGCTTCGTCAATATCATGGGTAACTAAAATAACGGTTAGATTTAGTAAATGGACAATATCTTTCAGCCAGGTTTGCAGTTGACTGCGCGTTAAAGCATCCAATTTTGCCAGGGGTTCGTCCAAAAGTAAGATTTCTGCACTGCTCATATAGGTTCTTAAAAGTGCAACACGTTGTTTTAATCCCCCCGAAAGCTGGTAGGGTAAATGATCCGTATAATTCATTAAACCGAACAGAGGGAGAAGTTCAATAATTTTCTTTTTTGCCTCTTTTTCATCCTTGCCTTGCACTTTTACGGGCAGTAGAATATTTTGCATTGTAGTTAGCCAGGGAAAAAGCAAATCATCCTGCGGCATATAACCCAAAAAACCCGTTTTTCCTGTAATTTCATTGCCTTCAAGATAAATATTGCCATTATCCGGTTTAGTGATTCCAGCCAAAAGTTCCAGAAAAGTGCTTTTACCACAACCACTGGGACCTACAATACTAACAAACTGACCTTCCTGGATGCTGAATTGTAATTTATCTAAAACCACAACCAGCGCTCCCTTAAAGAGAAATGTTTTACGAATATCCTTCGCTTCCAGAATGCAATTAGGCATAGAATTTATTGAGGCAGATAGTCGTTCGTAAATGCCTTATTATAGTCAACTGCAAGCTGAATAAGGCGTTGTTGATACATCCATTCACAAAACCTTTTCCAGACAGCCAACTTTTGTATTCCCCAAGATTCAGCATCGCTTTGGTATTCTTTTGCCAGATATTGCATACTGCGTTTAACCTGTTCGGCATTAAGTTCGGGGACATTTTTCAGCAAAATAGCGGCAGCGGAATCGGGTTTTGCAATACAATATTCATAACCTTTTTTAAGGGCTGTCATAAACTTCTTGGCGGTCTCGGGATTTTTTGCCAGATAATCTTCGCTGCTGATAATTACAGGTGTATAATAGTCAAAAACAGGGTCTATTTCTTTGAGGGGTATATAGTTTAGGGCTATACCTCTTCTTTCCGCTTCCACTCCATCCCAGCCATAATAAATCCACTCAAAATCAGCATCTTTGCCAATAGTGGAAAAGAAATCGTAAATTCCGGAAATAACGGTTACTTTATTGAAGTCGGCACCATATTTTTCCATAGTTGCTCTCAGGATAGCAAGTTCTGAAGGCGAATCCCAGGAACCGTATCTTTTACCTTCAAAATCAAGAGGACTTTTTATTCCTGCTTTTTTCAAAGAGGCAAAACCGGAAGTGTTATGCTGAATAACGGCTGCAATTGAAACCAGAGGGATATTTTCACTTCTGGCACGAATTACATTTTCCTGATAACTTACACCAAATTCACTTTTTCCAGTGGCAACAATTTGGTCGGTAACATTTTGTCCCGGCTGCAAAATATCCACCTCCAAGCCCTGTTCCTGGAAATAGCCAAGTTCTTTAGCTACATAGATTCCGGTATGATTGGTATTGGGAGTCCAATCTAAAGTAACCGAAACCTTTTGTAATTCTGCCTGTTCCTGTTTGGAACTCTTCGTTTTACAGGATGATAAACAAAGAACTAATGTAAGCGCTATAATTATATAGCAAAATGGATTGAACGGATTAACCCGGTTTTTCATTTATGCTCCTTTTTTTTCTCACAGATTTCACAGATAAAAATTTTAGTTCACGCAGATTTCGCAGATTATTATTTATAATTCTCAATTTTCAATTCTTTTTTTTCACTGTTCACCATTCACCTTACACCGTTCACCTTTTTTACGCGCGTGGATGATACTCTTTATATGTTTCTACCAGTCGCTTCATATCAATATGTGTATAAATCTGCGTTGTATCTATGGAAGAATGTCCCAAAAGGGCTTGCACAATTCTTAAATTCACTCCTCCTTCCAATAAATGAGTGGCAAAACTATGCCGAAAAGTATGTGGTGTTACTTCTTTTTTGATATTTGCCTCCAGAACCGCTTTGCGTAAGATTTTCCAGAAACCCATCCGACTCATTTTTTCCCCGCGATTATTCAGAAAAAGCAATTCCGATTGTTTCAGCTTTAATAGTATTGGACGACTCTGCTTTAAGTATTTTGCAAACAGTTCATCAAGCGTATCTACATAAGGCACATATCTTTGCTTATTGCCCTTGCCGTGAACTAAAATAACCCGCTCAGTTAAATTCAAATCGTGCAAAGAAATATTTAAGAGTTCGGAAATTCGCATACCTGTTGCATACAGCAATTCCATCATTAGCTTATTGCGAATTTCCAAAGGTGTTTTAACAGGCAGGGAATTTAACAGCTGAAACATTTCCTCCACAGTTAAAACATCCGGTAATTGCACTCCCAGTTTGATACGCGGAACCAAATCCATATCTACCTTAGTTTCAATATCGTTATCTTTTAAAAAACCGAAGAATTGACCCAAGGCAACTCTCTTTCTGGCAACGCTGGTATTTAAAAGTCCAATTTCCTGCAAAGAAAGAAGATACTTTGTAATATCGTCCGTTTCATAATTGCCGATTTCCTTTGGGCAAAACAGCAAAAAATCACCAATATCGCGACGATAGCTCTCAATGCTGTTTTTTGCCATTCCCCGCTCTACCTTCAAATGATAAACAAAGCTGGAAAGGTAACTTTTTAAAGCCGGAGAAAGCTCTTCTTCAATCCCCGCTGTAATAGTTCGGGGTTTCTTTAGTGATGTGGACATCGTGAGGATGACTTTCCTTCAAGCCGGCAGTTGTGATTTCAATAAATTCGGCTTTTTCTTGTAATTCCTGAATAGTGGCAGTTCCACAATAACCCATTCCGGAACGCAATCCACCCATCAATTGATAGAGAAAATCCTTAACGGGACCTTTATAGGGAACCATTCCTTCAATTCCTTCGGCTACAAGTTTGTTGTCTTCTACTTGTTCATCTTGAAAATAGCGGTCTTTACTGCCTTGCTTCATAGCGGATAAGGAACCCATTCCCCGGTAACTTTTAAACCTTCTACCATTGTAAATTATAGATTCTCCGGGGCTTTCATCGCAACCGGCAAAAAGTGAACCAATCATAACTGCAGAAGCACCTCCAGCAAGTGCTTTAACAATATCTCCGCTGAATTTTATGCCTCCATCAGCTATAATAGGAATGTTGTATTTACCTGCTTCTAAGGCACAATCCATTATAGCGCTTAATTGCGGAACTCCAATTCCGGCAATAACTCTGGTAGTGCAAATGGAACCAGGACCGATGCCAACTTTAACTGCATCTGCTCCGTTCTCAATTAAATATCTGCAGGCATCTGCAGTAGCTACATTGCCTGCAATAACTTGACAGTTCAAGTGCTTTTTTACTTTTTGCAAGGCAATACCAATGTTTTTATGATGACCATGTGCTGTATCTATTACCAGTAAATCGGCTCCAGCATTAAGAAGTTCTTTTGCTCTTTCAAGGTAATCACCCGTAACTCCAATTGCAGCACCTACAAGTAAACGGTTTTTATTATCTTGAACCGCTTCGGGATAATTTAAGCGTTTCATAATATCTTTAACGGTTATCATTCCTTCCAGTTTGCCTTCCTCACTAATCAGCAGGAGTTTTTCCAGGCGATGTTTCTGTAAAAGGTCAATTGCCTTATCCAGCGAAATTCCGGTTTTGGCAGTAATCAGTTTTTCCTTAGGAGTCATCAGGTCTTTCACTTTTGTTTGGGGATTGGTTACAAAACGGATATCTCTACTGGTTAAAATACCAACCAGGAATTCATTTTCTACAACCGGAAACCCACCGATATGATGTGCATCTCTCAAAGCCAAAACATAATCCAATGTATCTTCCGGCGAAAGAATATACGGATGAGTCACAATTCCGCTTTCTGCTCTTTTTACTAAACTGACCTGCTTTGCCTGTTCTTCAATAGAAAGGTTTTTATGAATAATTCCCAATCCTCCTTCTCTTGCCATAGCAATTGCCATAGCGGATTCCGTTACAGTATCCATAGCGGAACTGATTACAGGAATCCGTAAAGATATTTGAGCCGTTATTTTTGTGCTCAAATCCACTTCTGCAGGTAAGACATCCGATTTTTGAGGCACCAGCAGAACATCATCAAAGGTGTATGCCTTGCGTAAGTTCATTTTATCTCCTGTTAAGAACTATAAATTTGGTCGAGAAGCTGACCAACGACTTATTTTTTGCCTAAAATCAGGTGAAAAAATACTGTTGGGTTTGTTTTTCAAAAATTCTCTTGCCAGTCGTTGTTCTTCCGCTTTATCCGAAACCATTAACAGTCGTAATAAAGCGGCATAATCCGCAGCAACTTCATCCTGAAAATCATATTGCAGTAACTCTTTTGCTTTGGAGTCATTGCCGAAAGCAATAGCCCATTCAATTGCCAGTAAAAGAACTTCCTCATCTTGATTATGACTGAAGATAACTGCCAAAGTATCAATTCCGCTTTGACGGTTCAGTTGTAATAAACGAATAGCGGAATAGAAACTCTTTTTGTCCTGCTCTGCCATATTCAAAGTAAACATCATCAGGTAGATAGCATCGTTGGCATATTGGCTTTCGGGGTAGCGAATAATAAACTCATTCATCAAAGTATCCGCTAAGGCAGTTTCACCTTCCAGCAGAGTATTCAAGAAGTTCAAGTAATCCCTTTTTTCCATCAGGGTATTATGATTGATGGTTTTCAGGATGTTTTGGGCTTTAGTTTTATCTCCATTCAATATATACAGGCGGGCAATTTCCAAATCCATTTCCTGCGATTCCAAGTTGTTACGACTAAATTTCTTGGCTTCATTCAACCAAACCAAAGCGCTATCAACAGGTTCATTATTAGCCAATTTTATTTCTGCCATCAATTTGCGTAATTTAACTCCCACAGAACTGCGATAATAGAGATTTCTATCCTTCCAGAAAGGCAGAGATAGCGATTCCATAATTATTTGTTCAGTAGCTGGATAATCCCTTTGTTGATATTTTATTTCAGCCAAGCGGTAACGCAAATCCGTCTTTTTAACCATATCCGTTTCTCCTGTTTCCAGGTAGCTGTATGCCTCAAAAGCAATGCTATCGTTACCTGCAGCTGTTTGTTCTTCGGCAAAACGCCACATTTTTTGGGGTTCCAGCTGTTTATAAATATTCAGAGCTGTTTTATAATCCTGCAAATTGAGCAAGGCATTGGCATAAATTTCTTTCAGCACAGAACTATTACTGCTGTCCGCAATAGCAGAAACAACGGAAATAAGGGTTGCATCCTCTTGTAATATTGTTTTCAGCTGATTATTGGTATAAAACATATAGACCGGATTATTTTCTGTATAAGCCATATACTCACGAATTGCCTTTTCAAATTGACGATAATTCATTGCCGTATTAGCCATTTCCAAACGAAATAAATCCGGTTTTCCCAATTGATTTCTTGCTCTTGTATAAAGCTCTATCACTTTATCATAAAATGCCTTGCGTTCAAAGAAAGAAGCTAACCGTCTATATTTATATTCATCCTGGCCATAGATGTTTAAATAGCGCATTGTCTCCTGCCAGGCCTCTTCTACTTTTGCTTGCATAATTAGCAGCTGAATAAGCAGTTCGCTATATGTTTGCGGAGGCAAAGTTCTTTGGTATTTGGTTAAGGTTGCTTCTGCCTTATCTGTTTGGGACAGAGTAAAATATATATTCATCAGCTGATTGATGGAATTTGTGTCGTTAGGGTATTTATCCAGGATGCGTAAAAAGAGCTGTTCAGCCTGAACATATTGGCGTTGCATCAGCAATTGATTTGCCTGCTGGGTAAGAATTTGCTTTTCATCATACTGAGCATATATTGCACTTGCGCAAGCAATTAGTATCAGTATTAGGAGAGCTGCCTTTTTCATTTATTTATTGCCTCATTCAGCTCTTTCAGATATTGCATTATAACCTGTTGATATTCTTTAGGATAAGCACGCAAACCTTCTTCCAAAAGTCCGCTGCGTCTTAAAGCTTCCAAATCAATTTTCGTATTTCCTTTATAGAGCATATCTTCACCCGTTTCAGCTTTGCGTTTTTCCGTAAATTCCCTTTTATTGATAGAGCGTTGAGCATCCAGCATTTTGCTGATAATTCTTTCTTGTCTTTCCAGGATATCAGGATTGAGCTGATTATTTTTCAGCTGTCTGGTTATGGCATCCATTTCTTCTGTAATTTGTTTCAGGACATTTCCCTGTTTTTGTGCTTCCGGATTATTTTGCAGGGCTCTTTTCAGGTTTTCTGTGAGGCGTTCCTGATCTTCTGCCAGGCGTTGTATTTGTTGTTGCATAGCACTATCCATTTTTCCGCCTTGAGCTTGCATTTGTAAAAACAATTGTTCGGTGAGGATATTCATTGCCATTTGTTCCTGGCTCATTTGTTCCAGCATTTGCATTAGGGATTGCATACCTCCACCTCCGCTTCCTGTTCCGGAAGAAGCATTTTGCAATGCCTGCATTAGGTCATATACCATCAGGTTTATTCCCTTTTGAACGCTGTTTAAGGCATTGGGAATTTGGTAAAACTGCGATTCATTGATGTAGCTGAAAATATTTCTGTAGGCGCTATTGGTTTCATTCACATCAATAAAAAATTTAGGTGGAATTATCATCAGCACCTGTGTTTCCCGGAACATCTTATTTAAGGAAATTTGAATTCCTTCGGATTGAGCAATAAGGTCTTGCACAATTACATAGGGATCATTTCTATAACGGCTGGCAGTTGCCTCATGCTGTTTGGAAAAAATCAGTAGTTCTCTTATTGCAGTTTGAATTGCCTGCATTGTTCTTTGTTGATTACCACCACCCATTGATTCCTTCATTTGATTCAGTTTTAAGGAAAAACGGCGTATTTTTTCCAGTGCCTGATTTTGAGCAGAAAGGGATTGACTACGTTGATTTTGGCTTAAAGCATTCTGACTGTTTTGCAGGTCTTGTTTCAGATTGCTGTTTTGCATATCTTGTTTCAGGTCTTTTAATTGATTTATAACCTGATTATCGCGTGGGGATTCCAGCATTTTATCTATTTTATCCAATTCCTGTTGCAGTTTATCGTAGGTATCACTAATTTGTTTCTGGTCGGAAGCAAGGTCTTTATAGTTTTGTTTTTCATCCATTGTGCGTTCGCTAAGTGTTTTCTGCATTTTTTCCATTTCTTCGGAAATCTGCAATGCTTTTTGGATTGCCTGTTCTTTTTTAATGCTTTCCAGCAGGGCAAGTGTTTGTTCAATCTTTTTGCTAAAATCCTCCATTGAGAATTTGAAATTTTCCATTGCTTTTTTAAGGTCTTCCGGTTTAATGTTTTGCAGGGTATTAGAGAATTTTTCCATTGCTTTTTGCAAATCCTCATTATTAATTTCCTGCATCAGTTCCTGGATTTTTTGCATTTTTTGCAAGGTTTCGGGGGAGAGGGTTTCATTTGCCTGCATTTTATTAATCAGTTCCTGATAGTTATCGGCAATATTTTGCACCTGCTGGGAAAGATTTTCCTGTTCCTGCAATATTTTTTCCAGCTGTTTTTTATCTTCCCACTTGGGATTATCCTGTTTAAGCAGCTCCCGGCGTTTATTTTCAAATTCTTTTTGGAGGTCTTTGGATTTTTGTAAGGCGGTTTCCAGTTCCGTTTTCTTTTCTTGTTCGCGGGCTTCAATTTCTCTATAAATCTCTTCAATGGAAGGGAAACGAGCTTTAAATCTTGTGCTTTCCGCTTTTTGTTGTTCGGGAGAATTATCGTAAATAGTAGCCCAATAAGTAACTACATCACCAGGGAATAAATTAGCATCTTTCAAATCCAGCAAAAAGTCCGTTACAAACATTTTTCCGGGAATAACACTTTGCACATTAACAACTTGCGGTTCCGAAGTCATAATTTGGATGCTCAAAGTGCAATTTTTCAATCCGTAATCGTCATCTGCTTCAATGATTAAAGGAAGTAGCATATTTTGATTCAAGTTAACATCCTGACCTGGAAAAGTAATATTGATTTCAGGAGGATTATCTTCCAGAATACGAATATGTTTCTCTTCGGGTTTACTTTTGCGACCTAAAGCATCAGTAAGTTCCAAATACCAACTGCAGGGCTTTTCAATGGCAAGTTGGGTGATATAATTATTTTTATCTATTGCCTGTAAAGGAAGACGACTGGCATCGTCAAAAACCATTATGGCTGATTCTACAGGAATATTAGTGGTGAGGGAAAGTTTTACTCTGCTGTGCTTTAATCCCTCTATATTGCCGTAACTTAAAGTATCCGTCCAGGTTGGCAAACCGGAATAAGCAGGCGGATTATATTGCACAAACCACTTTTTTACAATCGGTTCGTCCAAAACCTGAATTTTAAACACCGGGGATTTGCAGACCTCATTTTCCGCATAGTATTCAATACTATTATCAAGTCGCTGAAAAATATAGCGGTTATCTGCCAAACCCAATTCCCGCCATTGTTTATCTATCCTGTAAAAAAGACGATGCTTCAAACGCGGATCGGGATTTAGGATCTTTATTTCTACCGCTTCATTTCTGCCAATAGTGAGGTTGCCAGGGCTTAACTCTATAAATTTCTTATAGATAATTTCCTGACCTTGATTGGTGTAAAATTGCTTGAATGCTAAACGAAAATCCTCATAAGAATATGCCCAAATAGTTCCTAAACCCAATATTAGAAAGAGGATAGCGAAGACAACCCAGGAAGGATATAGAGCAGGAATTTTGTAACGATTTTCCTCTATCCGCTTTTTTGCCATTGTGCCCAAATTTTCCACAATCGGACTATCTTTTTCCTTTTCAGCAAGTTCCAAAGTATTCTGAAAAAGATCGTCTTTAAAATCAATCTGTTTATCCAAAAAACGAGCGACTGTCAAATTATGCCAAAAGTTACGATAACCACTTAAAAGAAAGTAAATTATCACCAGAATCAGACAAGTCCGTATGCCAATATTCGCATAAAAAAGTGCCATAGATTGCGAAGGCATATTCAACCATAACAAAAAATAAATGTGCAAAGCCAACAAAAAGCTGATTAGAGCTTTGATAATTGCCTGTAAAGCAAAGCGAAGATTAATCCTTTGCCTGTATTTTTGGATGTATTTTGTCAGGTCGCTCATTTTTTTGTCTTCTCCTCTTCTTTGAAAGGTCTTTGTCCTATAAAGCACTTATTGTGTCAAGAAGTTTTGTAAATTTAGCCGGAGGACTCTGTTCCTCCGCATTCATTTTTTTCCTTTTCCCGCTCAAAAAAAGCCCCAAAGGGCGACACAATGATAGCGATGAGTGCGTAAGCCCCTCGTAAATAATCAAAAAAACTACATCCTAATAACGATTTATTATTCTATATTCTGCATAAAAATTGACCATAAATTCCGGCATATATCGCCCTAATTATCCGCAAGCAAAATTTCTATCATATCTCCCTAACATCTTATATCATAAGTGGTTATCTATATATTTTGCCTTTTCTATTCCCAATTACTTAATTACCTGAAACATAATCTCTTGCAAGAAGACCCCGTAACACATCCGTAACACTTCCCTAACACTGCAGTAGTTCCGTTACTTGGTCGTTACTTGAATGTTACAAGATTATTACTTCAGCAAGTGAACGAGTATTTTATTCCAAATAATGCAATTGCGTGAAAATAGGTTGGCAACTTCCTATTTGCCAAAGAGTTCGTAGGATCCTACAAAAACATTTATACTTTTTTTTGCTGAATCAGAAGTTGGTAACCCAAAAGGTAAATTTGTCTTATCTTCTCAGAGTTAAAACCCTTCTAAAATATCTGTCTTTCCTATGGAATTTTCTCTCTTTCGTAGCGATATTTTTTCGTCAGTTTAACACACTTATTTATCTAACTGTCATTTCTACGGAATTTTTGCTACAATATATGATTAATGAATATCAAAATAATATTAACCATTATTTCTACGGCATTATTTGAGTTTATACATATTTATTTCCATAAAAGGATATTAAGAGAGAAAAATATATAAATAAGGTTATTATAATTTACAGGATTGATGGATAAAAAGGAAAAAATCATATAATCTAAGAAATGGAACAGGTAAACCATCAGAGCAATCATAACTTTGATAATTTAATAAATTTGTTCCTTATATCAAATGATAAAACGCTTGACTGGAAATGTAATTATGAAAAAAGGAATTACCAGAAAAAGGAGAATGAATGTGTGGAATAGCAGGTATCTACTGTTTTAGTAAAGAAACAGTTATTTTAGATAAAAAGCAGGATAATTTCAGCAAAGGAAAGGATAACCCGGTTAAAAATGCGGTCAGTTTTAAGCAAAATGTTGCTAATGCACTGCTATTAAAAGAAATGACGGATGCTATCAAGCATCGGGGCCCTGATGATGAGGGCTATTTAATTAAGGATAAAAACGGAATTAGGTCTTTTTCAGGAGTAGATTCACCAGCAGAAATACAATCAGTATATCCTTTATTCAATGTTGAAATAGACAGCACTTTTCCTGCTAAGGGATATTCTTCGGTTAATTCTTTTAAGTTGGGTAATTTTATTTTGGGAATGGGTTTCAGGCGATTGAGCATTTTGGAATTAAAACCGATTGGTCATCAACCGATGTATGATAAAGAACTTGGCATAGCAATATGTTATAATGGTGAAATATATAATTATCTGGAACTAAAAGCAGAGCTTAAGGCAAAGGGTTATAAATTTTTCAGCAATAGCGATACAGAAGTAATAATTAAGGCGTATCATTTTTGGGGTGAGAATTGTGTGCTTCATTTTAACGGAATGTGGTCATTTTCTTTATGGGATGAAAGAAAGGATTTGCTTTTTTGCAGTCGTGATCGCTATGGCATTAAACCCTTTTATTATGCGATTCAGGATGGTGTATTATATTGGGGCAGTGAAGTTAAACAGCTTTTGTTAACTCCTATAGATAAGAAATTAAACCAGGCAATGATTTGGCGCAGTATGAAGATAAATTCATTTCTGGTTTATGATGATGAGACCTATTGGCAAAATGTCCACTCTTTAAAACCGGGGCATAATTTGCTTGCTGTAAACGGTGAGATTATGATCAACCAATATTATGACTTGGATATAGCCAATTTTGAAAATTCCCAGCTTTCTTTTCATAAAGCAGTTGAACAATATAGAAATATCTTTCTGGATTCTATTTCCTTACAACTTCGCAGTGATGTAGAAATTGGAGCTACCTTATCCGGAGGGATGGATTCTTCGGCAATTGTTTGTTCTGCGGTGCAAAAAAAGGGTGAACCTCTAAAAACATTTTCTTCCTATTATGCTTTTACACCGGAACTGGATGAACGCAAGTGGATGGAAAAAATCGTGCAAAAGACCTCCTGCACTTCGTTTTTGGTTAGTCCTACGGCAGAAGATGCCATTTGCTGGTGGGAAAAATTGACTTATATGAATGACCTTCCCTTATCTGCAGCTTTTGTATCTATCAATGCTGTGATGCAAGAAGCACATAAACAAGGAATTAAGGTTTTGCTTTCGGGACAGGGTTCCGATGAAATATCTGCCGGTTACAGACATTCTTTATACCGTTATTTTGCCGATTTGATTAGGGGTATGCAAATTGGCAGATTAGGGAAAGAACTGCCTATCTATTTGAAAAAAGATAATAAGGCATTTTCCAAACTGGGAAAAATAATGCTTTCCACTTTTTTGCCAGAGTCATCACTCTACAATCTGGAGTTTTGTTATTACCGCTTTGAGCCCTTTAATCGTGCTTTTACAAAAGAAGCCGAAAAAAACTGCGGGGAACAAATTCTGAAAAAGATTGCGGATATTAAGGCATCACGGCTTTCCAATTTCCTGTATAATATGATGCATAATACTTCCCTGCAAACATTGTTGCATTTTGAAGACCGCTTGACTATGGCAAATTCTGTGGAAAGTAGAGTTCCTTTTCTGGATTATCGTTTGGTGGATTTTGTTTTTTCTCTGCCGTCACAATATAAGGTTCAGCCACCTTATACCAAAGTAATTCACCGTTTTGCAATGAAAGATTTGATTCCGGAAGAAATATATTACCGGCAGGATAAAGGCATTTTTTCTTCGCCCTTTTATCAGGTCTGGATGAAACAGGAATTAAAACCTTTTATTTCCGATATTTTTGCCAGCAGTGCATTTCGCCAAAGAGGAATTTGGAATTTGCCCAAGATTAATCATTATTGGCATAAATATTTGGCAGGAGATAATAAACAGGTGGAAATGCTATTTAATGTTATCGCTTTGGAACTTTGGTTCAGACAGTATGTAGATAAACCTTCAGGAGAATATTGATGAAAAACATTTTAAATTTAGTAGCTCTTAGCTTAGTGCTTATTTCTCTCAGTTCCTGCAAACTCTTCAAGAGCCCTACAGTGACAAAAATTCAGGATGTGAAAGTGATTTCCATCACTCCCGATAAAAGCACTATAAAAATATCGTTTATGGTAAGTAATCCTAATTGCTATAAACTGAAACTGGATCAATTGAATGTGGAACTGCTAAATAAAGACCGCTACAAAGTTGGAAACGCTTATTTGCAAAATGTAGTGGAAATTCCCAAAAAGTCAGCTATGTGTTTGGATTTTAATGTAGAACTGGAAACGCGTCCAGTTGTGAAAATGGTTAGTTCCATAGACCAGAAAGTGCAATTTTTCATAACCGGTAAAGGCCATGGCAAAGTTATGGGGATTGGGAAAAAGTTTAAATTTGATGAGCCCTACGAGCTTGATTTAAAGGAACAACTGAAAAGCATTATTCCCAAATTCAGCACCAATGGACAAAGTTTATTCAAAATAACGAAGACCACTGTTGAAAAGATCGGCATTGGTGAAACGGAATTGCAGGTTCATTTTATTATTTTGAACCCTTACGGTTTAACCTTCAATTTCAAGGGCTTTCCCGCGGAAATTTATATCAGCGATAAATTTGCCGGAACGGGAAACCTGAAAAATCAGCTTAAATTCAACGAAAATATCTACTCTCAGGATGGAGTAATGGTTTTTAAGCTGAATAATCTGAAAACCATTCTGGGAGCTGTAAAAGGCGCAGTTAAAGGAGAAATAAGATATTCCGTGAAAGGAAGAGTCCTTATTGATGCTTTGGGAATGGAAATTAACCAACCCTATTCCTACCAGGATGCTTTACCGGTAAATATTTTAGAGATGCTGCTGAATTAAACTTAAATAATACAATTGAGAAAAAATGGGTTGGCAACTTCCTCTTTGCCAAAGAGTTCGCAGAAACCTGAAAAATATATGTCCTCTGTTTATGGTAACTCAGAATTCAGTAAACCAAATAATAAATTTGAATTTTTTTTCCAGGTTAAAACCTCTCTATACTATCTGTCGTTCCTACGGAACTCTTTCTCAAAAAAAGAGATAAGCTATCTAAAGCTATCCTAATCACCGGGTTAAAACCCGTTGTTACTATCTGTCGTTCCTACGGAACTCTTTCTCGGAAAAGGAGATAATGACTCTCCTGCTTTCTTATCACCGGGTTGAAACCCGTTGTTAGTATCTGTCGTTCCTACGGAACTCTTTCTCGGAAAAGGAGATAATGACTTTTCTGCTTTCTTTTCACCGAGTTGAAACCCGTTGTTAATATCTGTCGTTCCTACGGAATTTTTACTACAATATATGATTGCTGATTAGGGAAATAAGATTAACCATTATTTCTACTGCATTATTTGGGTTAAACTTAAACAATGCAACTGGCTCAATTATGAACCATATTTCGCAATTGGAATGCGGAATCCCGTTTTGGCTGTAAAGAGGCACCTAATTTTGCAAGGAGGATCAGCATGCAAAAGTAGTGTTAAGTGACGGTGGTGTTATGAGATAAAGTGAATTTTGCTTTACCATGGTTTGGAGCAATTTAGGGGTGATTTGGAGAGATTTGGATCACCATTCTTGCAAATGGGGACGAGATTGGACGGAAAAAGGTGAAAATGCAGATTTTTAAAGTGGGTAAGTGTTTATTGCTGATGGATAAAGGCGTGAGGGGTGTTTTAGGTTGAGGGTTGGATCATTTATTTTTGCAAATCGGATCACCATTCTTGCATGCGTTCTGTTGATGCGATACTGGATGATGATTGTTTAAAAAAAAATTAAAAAAACAGTCGCAATAGATAGCAGGAGTATGCAATAGTAGGCAGGTGTGACAAAAAAAGTTCTATTTAGTTTTGGCTGCAGTAAAAATCAAAGCAGCTGCAGAAGCCAAAGTAAAGGCAGTAATTACCTGAAGAGAGTATTTAATGCCGCGAAGTTCGTTTACTTGCTGCTGTTGGATTAAATTAGCGTTATTAACGGCTAAAATTGAATCGGGTAGAGTGGGGATAAATGCAAGGATATCGGGTTTTAGGGGGATATTTTGGCCGGCTAACAAGCGTGGAGCAAGGTCTGATTTGCCCAGATAAAGGCATTTAATAGAAGAGATAGGCACAACAACCAGAGAAGCAGAGGGTGTTTGGTAGTAAAGATAGCCATTAGAAGCGCCTAAAACATCGCAACTGATAGTGTCTCTGGATGACTTAAGAGTGAGGATGTAATCCTGAGCAAATACCATAAAAGGCATTAAAACGAGCATAATAATACAGATGATAGCTTTCATATATAACTCCTTTTTAAGTATATTTACGGATAGAGAGGACCAGGACGCCGATCAGCGTGAAGTCCGGGGTGTCTTTGGTGAAGGGGATAGGGTTAAAGCTGGAATTGATAGGCCAGAGCCAGGTAGTACGGGTGCGGGGATCGAGGACAAGCTGCTTTAGGGTAATGCCGTCGGCAGTGCGGAAGGCACAGATGCGACCGTTTAATTGGTTGTTCTTAAATCCGATGGCACCATTTGAGATAATAACATAATCACCGGGGTGGATGACAGGAAGCATAGATTCGCCATTGACTTTAAACACATAATAGGGCGGGGGCTGATCCAAAAGGGAAGTGGGGACATCAATATATTCGGTGGGTTCATCGGGGACCAATTCAGCGGGGAAACCAGCGGCAATATCCCCCACGACGGGGAGACGAATGAGATTGGAAAGAATACCCTCATGCGCGCGTACATTATTAAACATCTCACCTTCACCGGTGATAAGCCAATTGAGGTTGACATTATAGGTATTTGCTATTATTGATAAGTCCTTATTAGAAATAGACAATTTACCTGACTCATAATCAGAGATCTTTGCCTGGCTGCAATTAAGCAGATTTGCAAATTTTTTTTGAGTAACAGAAAGCTTTGAGCGTAAAGCTTTTAACCGTTCTCCAACACCATCGGCTAACACCATAATAACAAAATCCTATAAATTTTTCTTGACAGCATAGCATAATGCTATATCTTGTCATTATACAAATACACAACATAAATAAGAGAGGTTCAGATGTCAATGAAAATTTTGGAGCCTGCGGATTTGCGGGCGGAGATGGCGAGGGAAAGGATAACGAGGCGTGAAGTTGCGAGTGCGCTGGGGCTTAGCTATGATTACATTTTGAAGATACTTTCGGGTAGCCGGAAGGCGCCGGAGCGTCGGGTTCAGATCCATGAGTATATACTGGGTAAGACCAGGAATAAAGAGATACGAGGTATAACATGAAAGGTAGCAAGAAATTAGTGGTGCTTTATACCCGGATAAACGGGGTAGAGCGGGTGCAGGTGGAGCCGGAATTTGCGGCCAAGGACAAGAGGGAAAGGGGCGGAAGGGCGTCCTCCGGCTATGAGGAGAACCGGGAATTACATAAGGCATTGGGGCTCAAGGCAGGAGGTGCGAGATGACGCTGCAAGAGAGACTGAGAGCCAGTGCAAAGGAGCTGGTGCGGCTATTGGAAGAGGATGTCGCAAACATTGAAAGGTTTAAGGAAGAGGCGAGGGAAACGGCAGCAGCACATATTGGCAAAGACAAGCCAGTGGAAAGGTTCTTTATAAGCTGGATAACGGCAAGCCCTTTGTGCGCAGGGAGTTTGGAGAATAGTATGATTAAGAATACTGGTCGATCTCTAACTCAATCAGCAGATCAAGCTCTTTACGTATCTTCTTTAGTTTCCGACGGTAATGGTCTGAGTACTCCTGTCGTTCCGATAGTTCATCAAGTAGGCGAAGCATGCCGCGAACAGATGTTGAAAAACGTTCAAAGAGAATCGCTACAGACGAAGCGTCTTGGGGGTCAGTATAAGAAGCTGTTTGCCCAGATAACAGGGCAAAAGCACCAAACTGAACATTCAGATCAAGAGTTTTCAGGTAATTGTCGATAATTATGCAATATCCTGCAATGCTCGACCAAAACATACATTTGTCTCCCAGACAGCCGTATTCTTTAGCCATAGGGCAGTATTTAGTGTCTTTCATAGGACGCTCCTTTAGAATTAGTTGTGAAGTTAAGGGCAGGATAGGGGCGTCCATAATTTTGTCAAGGCGGCTCTGCGGATCCGGAGCAATGATGATGATATTGTTCGGCCAGAGCCGCTTTCAGATAAGTGATAATGAAGGTGTTGCAATGCCTGCGCAGGCGATAACGGGAATCGTGATGCAGCATCTTCACCATCATTTAATTACCCTACAACTCCGGGGCGGGAGTGCAGTAGACGCCTCCCGCCCTTTATTTGATTGTAGGGGGAAAAAGGAGATGTAGGATGAGTGATAGAACGCAGATGACAGGATCGACAGGATCAGCGGGATCGTGGGTTAGTGTAAAAGAATATGCAGCTCTTAAAGGAGTTAGTGAGAGGGCAATCAGAAAGAACATAGCATCTGGTAAATATCAGATAAAAGAAGTACCGCATCCTTCACGAAAAGACCAAGTTGCATATATGATCCTGATAGAAAGTGCGGAACCAGAGTGCGGAACTGCGGAACTGCGGAACTGCGGAACTGCGGAACCTCAGAAAGTGCGGAACCAGAGTGCGGAACTGCGGAACCTCAGAAAGTGCGGAACCAAAATGCGGAACTGCAGAACCTCAGAAAGTGCGGAACCAGAGTTCAAAACTGTTAAACCAGAAGCTGCTAACGACACGATTAACGACACGATTAACGACACGATTAACGACACGATTAACGACAACCGACAACCCAATGCAACCAATGCAACCAATGCAACCAATGCAACCAATGCAACCAATGCAACCAATGCAACCGATGCAACCAATGCAACCAATGCAACCAATGCAACCAATGCAACCGATGCAACCAATGATAATAAATGCGGAGCCAGAGTGCGGAACTACGGAACTGCGGAACTGCGGAACTGCGGAACCTCAGAAAGTGCGGAACCAGAGTGCGGAACTATAGAACCAGAAGTTGCAAACTACAACATACAACCAGAAATAACAACTACTGAAAGAGATAAAGGACTGGATTCCGGTCTACGCCGGAATAATACAGCTTTGGAAAGCTCCGCTACGGGGTATACAAAGCGTCAGGATACAATTTCTAACAAGCATACACCCGTTATTGAATATGTACCTTATCATAAGATGGATGAGGCGCGGCTTTTTGCTATGCTTTTGCAGGAGATAGACAGGCGGTTGCGGGGAGCGGAGAGCAAGACGGCAGAGTGGGAGAAGATCACCCAGGAGTATAACAATGGTGAGCTGGTGCCTGAGCTGAAGAAGCTGAAGGGGAGGAGGAGCGAGCGGGGCTTAAGACATTGGTATCAGAAATGGCAGGAGAGTGAGCAGGATATGTTTGAGCTGGTGCATAAGAACAATGCACAGGTGCGGGGGCGGAAGGTGACATATATTGAACAGCAGTTTTTGATTGGAGCGCTGTTATGCGGTTGGGAGAAACCGGTAATGAACGCGATCCGGGAGCTGAAGGTGAAGGAGCATCAGGGCGTTTTAGAGAGCCCGAGTAGCATTCCCACCCTGAAGCGGTGGGTAACGGATTTTGCTGAGGATAATCCGGCGGTATGGTGCCAGGGAAGGCGAGGTGACAAGGCAGTGATGGAGGACATTGTGAAGAGCATTGATCGGGATGACAGTAGTATAGAGCCACTGCAGGTAGTTGTGGTGGATGGGCATAAGCTGAATGTATTTGTGAAGCATCCGATCACGGGTAAGCCCTTCAGACCAACATTAATTACGGTATTTGACTGGGGTACCCGGTACCCGGTGGGGATGAGCTTAGCGCTCACCGAGGACAGCACTCACACTCTGACTGCCTTCAGGAACGCATTTTTATATATGGAAGTACTGCCGAAGTGGGCGCTACTGGATAATAGCAAGGCATTCAGAAGTAAGCTATTTAACGAGAAGTGGGAGGAGCATGATTTGGAGAAGGAATTTGCGGGGATTTTCCCGCGACTGGGGATAGAGGCACACTTTGCGAGGGCATACAACGGGAAGAGCAAAGTAGTGGAGCGGTGGTTTAGGACCCTGGACGACCAATGGAGCAGCAGACAGGCGAGCTACTGTGGCCGTGATATCAATGCCAAGCCCGCACATTTCGGACGCAATGAGAAGTGGATGCAGGAGATGTTTGGAGCCAAGGCGATGGACTATGCGGAGTGCATAAATAGCATTTATGAGTATATCCGTTATGAATATGGGATGACGGTGCACAGCAAGACCAAGCAGAGACCATACGAGGCATTTACCAATGCGGTGCGGGATCCGGAGCGGAAAGTTGATCCGATGAAGCTGAACATAATGATGCTGACTGCTGAGCGCAAGAAATTGAGAAGCGAAGGTATATGGCTGTATAAGAATAGGTATTGGGCTCCGGAGATGATAGATCACATAGGCAAGAAGGTTATCATCCGCTACGACTATAATGATTTGAGAAACATATTGGTTTATGATGAGCGGAGCCGCTACATCTGCATGGCGGAACTGAGAGAAAGCCAATGTGCATGGGTGTTTGCGGAGATGAATAATCCGCTGGTAGCGCAGAGATTGTGGGCTGAGGACAGGGAGATAGAGGGGATCAAGCGGAAGATTAAGAAAGAGACCAAGAAGCTGGTGAACATCAGCAAGAAAGTGGTGGATGAGGCAGTGGCAAAGCACCAGGAGATCATAGATAAAAGGCAATCAGAGATAGAGAAGCACAATCCGATGTTCAAAAACAAGCCGATGATGCCTGAACGGGTGAAGCGGGTGGATGTGAATGAAGAGATTGCGGAGCTGGAGCGGATGGCAAAGGGGTTTCCCGCAGATACAGCAGATAAAAGTGCAGATAGTGCGGATGATAAGCGTCAGGATGACGCATCTACATCCAAGGTAATCCGGCTAGAGGATCTGCTGGAGGAAGAAGAAGGGGAACTGGCAGAGACGGTTAGTTTTAGTGAGATGCAGAAGATCATCGGGATCCAGAGATGAATGGAACACAGATGACTAAGATAAAACTGATATACACAGATAAATAAAAGGAGGTATGAACAAATGAAAGAAGGTAAACTGGCAAGAATGAGCAATGTGATCGCAGCGGACAGGTGCGTGGAGTATCTGCTGGCGCGACCGAAACTGGAGATGGTGGGGCTGGGGTTGATTTATGGGCATCCCGGGCTGGGTAAGACCACTTATGCGCAGCGGATGGCTTATAGCAAGGGGTGGATATATCTGAGGTTGGAGAGCTATATGACGCCCAAGACCTTTGCGGTGAGTTTGAAGCAAGTGATCATAAGGCACTTGGGGATGGGAAATCATCCGGTGATGGGCAGTGCAGCAACGATCTATGAAGAGTGCATAGGTCTGTTGCGGGAGCATCCGGAGATTGTAATCGTGATAGATGAGATTGATTATGCGTTTCGGAGCTACCAGCATGAGATATTAGGTGCGATCCGGGACATAGTGGATGAGACGCTATGCGTGGTGATCCTGATAGGGATGCAGAATGCCAAGGAAAGGTTGTATCAGATCAACCGTTACTACTTTGACAGGTGTGGGGTTTTCTGCGAGTTCACAACACCGAGCAAGAAGGACATAGCGATATTGATGGCTACTATGATGGATGTGAGCTTTGGGGAGGACATAGTGGACTATATAGCGAAGCGCAACCAGGGAACCTTGAGAGACACAATCAAGCTGATGCACAGCGTGGAGAGTGTGGCGAGGGTGAAGAAGCTGGAGCGCGTGACGGTGCAGGATTTGGAGGGGTGATGTGCAGGCATAAGCATAAAGAGCAATTGGCGAAGCAGATAGCCGATAATTTCGTATCTGTGTGCCGGATACCTTTTGGGCAGAAGATGTTTGAGGAGATGACGGGTCTGCAGAGCGGAATGGATTATATCCAAGAGTATTTGGAGCAGGGGAAGATACGAGAGATAGAGGCAGGGATATACATCGTGTGTGATCTGCATAGGCGGAGCATAACAAGCGCAGAGGGTGACTGGAGATTTACGGTGGAGGGGGCGTGGCTGGTGCAGGATGCGCTTCCGGAGAGATCGGTCCGTAAGATTGGGCAGAAGATAGGGCGGAGCAGACAATGGGTGTATCGTTATTTGGTAGCGCTTGCCTCGATCGGGGCAGTTGCATGGGATGGGAGCAATTATGTGCCTGTGAAGGGTGCAGATATGAGCAAGATAGGGCTCCAAATAGAGAAGGGGATATTATCCCGGATGAAAGGGGAGGTAAGATGAAAAATGCGAGCAAGCGGCAGGATAATGCTTCCACTATCAATGACAGCCAGAGGTGCCGGGAGTTGCGGAGATTGATCCAGGCACACCGAATCAAGCGGTTGGGGTGGAGTGACTATGTGTTCAGATACATTATGGAGGGGCTGGGTTTTGGCAGGAGCTTACGGGAATTGGATGAGGAGAGGTTGGAGGAATTGTGGGAGATCGTGAAGGGATACCGGAGGAGTGGGAAGCCCGTGGAGTTTGAGTATGACAAGCAGGGGCGTTATATGCACGCATTGATGAAGCAAGCAGGATGGGAGGAGCATAACTTGCGGGCATATATGATAATAAACTTCAAAAAGACACACTGGAATCTGCTGGATAAGGCAGAGCGGAGGAAAGTGATAAATCAACTAAAAGAATGTGTACAGGGAGGTACAAAATGACAGTAACGATCAGTCCGGTGTATATCATTGCCTTGTGGCTATATGCGCTGGTAGTAACGGGCTTTTGGGTTTGTGCGCTGATCGGCAGCGGTAAAGAAAGGCAGGATGCGATTATGGAGGATGAAATAAAGCGGGAAGCATTATTGTATTTTGGCGAGAAGAACCGTGAATTGACAGAAGATAACGAGAAGTTAAGGGAAGAAAATGCATCACTTAAGAGTGAAAAAAGGACACTGGCAGAGCAGTATATCAAGATTCAGAACGAATACGCCCACTACAGGATACTGGTGCGGACTGCGAATCCCAAAGCAGATGAGAGCGCAAGTGTGAAAATGGATAATCATAAGGGTGCAGTAGAAAGAGCAGGATGCTCTATGGGGGAGGTTAAGAATGGCTAAGATAACGAATGTGATAATCCATTGCAGTGATAGTGAATTTGGCTCGGCGAGCGAGATTCGGCGGTGGCACATAGCGAACGGCTGGGATGATATCGGCTATGATTGGGTGATCCTGAACGGGTTGCTGGTGCCAGAGACGAAGAATCAGAAGCGGCTGTATATGGAATGTATGAACGGGATGATAGAAGTGGGCCGGAAGGTGGACGGAGATAATATCCTGGTGGGCAAAGAAGTGGGGGCGCATACCCTGGGTTACAACGACAAGAGTTTGGGATTGTGCCTGATCGGAGTGAAGAACTTTACCCCGAAGCAGTTTTATAGCCTGGCAATACTCTGTAAAGAGATAGAGGAAATATGGAAAGTGCCGAGAAATATGTTTCTTGGACACTATAATGTAGCGAAGAAGACATGCCCTAACTTCAATGTGCAGATATTTATGAAGGATATGGATATGATCATATCCGGAGGCATCGGAGTGGTGGATGTGAACAAGTACCGGCTGGCGGGTTAAAGGAAATAACATGATAGAATATGATGATCTGCCTGAGATTGACCCGTGGACGCAGTATATGCTGAGCATAATGGATATAGTGATAGTGCGGATGAGTGAAGTAGCTGAAAAGACGGTGAAAGATCCTCATCTGGCACACCAGTTTATTAAGGATATGCTTGAATTTAACAACAAATTGAAAACATACACAAAAAAGGAGATAAAAGATGAGAAAAGCGCAGGCAAAATTTGAGCGGGAGGCGAGTGATGCTAACAGATAAGATAACATGCCCGGTGTGCCAGGGAAAGGGCACATTGACGGAAAACGCAAAAGAGTATGAGTTTATCACCAGAAATCCCATCACGAGCAAGTGCATGATTTGCAATGGGACGGGGATACTGAACCCAAATACAAAGCTCCCGAATGGGAAACGGGTTATTGAGGTGTTCAGGAAGGATGAACTGGGAAGAGTGAACAGTGAACGGAGGGGAAAGCGGCTGAATGTGAGCCGGAAGGCGTTGAGCAATCCGGAGGAATTGGATATAGGGATAGGATATCATACCGGTGCTAACACAGAGGTGACGGAAATAAGCGGAGGGCAGCAGCGGGAGAACAGCAAAAAAGAGAAAAAGAGGGAAAGAGAGATGGCAATGAATCCGCGACTTAAAAAGGTATTGGCAAGCGGGAAGAAATTTCTGATCGTGACGGAAACGGAGCCCTATTACCTGGTAGTATATACCCTGATAAGGAACCAGGAGAGAAAGCAGGGGACATGGACATGGGAGGATGAGGAGGCCTATGTGGAAGCGTTAATGGCTGATAGGCAACGGATGATTACAGAGATTACAACATTGAAGCGTCAGAATGACGCTATTAACCAGGAGGTAACCAATGGCTAAGACAGTAAAGAAAGGGAAGGTAGTGTACTGGATAGATGGCGAAGGCACCCTGACGCCGGAGAAGTACATTGACAAGAGTTTGAAGGACAGGGACCAGTTTGTGAGCAGTTGCGTGTGCAAAGCGAGGCAGATGCATACAGTGCTGAAGAACTTCAAGCGGGAGATGGAGAGGGAGATAGCTAAATTCCTTGAAAATAGCGCACAGCGAGAGGGCGAGGAATGGGTAGGCGGCACGACCTTGTATAACTTCAGCATGGATGAGAGCATCACTATCAAGATTGCCAAGAAATGGACATTTGATGAGAAGCTGCAGATTGCCAAGCAGAAGATAGACCGGGTGATTCAAGCCAGAAGTGAGGGCTCTGACGATCTGATCGTGGCTTTGGTGAACAGAGCTTTTAAGGTGGATTACAAAGGTGAAGTGGACGCCAAGCAGATGCTCGGACTGAGACAGTTAAAGGTGGACGATCCACTGTGGCAGGAGGCGATGGAATTGATAGCGGACAGCCAGAAAGTGCAGAGCACTAAGACCTACTTCTATTTTCAGGAAGCAGGACCGGATGGTAAGATGGTGAACATCGTGCTGGACTTCGCGGCGCTGTGAAGCGGAGGAAGCTATGACTGAGATGGGCAAGATTAACACAGATAGATATTACAGACCGGACGAGATAGCGGAATTGCTGAATGTAGACAAGAGCACGGTATATAGAATGATTAAGGATGTTACAGATCCATTGCCCGCAGTTAGAATAGGCGGGAATGGACTTTACAGGGTGCATGGGCAAGAATTGCAAAGCTGGCTGGAAAGACACCGCGTGATACCTGAAGAGGAATAGGCATTAACATTGATGAAAGATAAGATTGGACTTGACAGATTTACGAGGCGGAAATAAAGTGAAATTGACGATATACACAAGGGGTAATTCCCCGCCTGAGTGGGTTTTTTAGTGTATACCAAAAATCAACGCCTGAGATTCCGGAAGCCGCGAGGCCCCGGGCGTTTACCTTGTGTAGCGTCGTCAAATCTCAGGCTTAACTATTTATGACGACATACAAGGAGTTAGTCATGAGTAAGTTCATGCAAACAACGGGTGTTGATCTTCCCGTCAAAGAGATCAAAGGACAGAGGGTGGTGAGCTACAAGCAGATAGCTGAGCTGCACCAGGTAGAAGTTAAGAACTTACAAAAGAATTTTCAAAACAATCAACAGCACTTCATTGAAGGCACTGATTACTTCAAAATCACAGAGCGTCATCCCCATACCGAAAATTTTACGGTACGGAAGCTATACTTTACCGAGTCCGGATATCTGATGTTGGTGAAATCGCTTACGGATGATTTGAGCTGGGCGGTGCAGCGGGAGTTGGTGAACGGTTATTTCCGGGGGGAGATGCTGGAGAAGGTGCTTGCCTTCTTACCCCGGAAGGTGCAAAAAGTGATTTATTACCGCAGTTTGGGCTTGACGCAGAAGGAAGCAGGGCTGTTGGCGGGGATGAGCAAAGACAGTGTTAAGCGGGTTGAGAGGCGCCTGAAGGGATTGGGATATAAAGCTCCGAATCTAAGCGGTAAGCGCAGCCACTTCAAGGAGAAACAGCTGGAGGTGGCATTATGAGAGCGGAGACAAAAGAGATAATGGACGAGATGGATATGACAGTAGCCGCGATAGAGGACTTGAAGGGCTTGATGGAGAATAGCGAGGAGAAGGCGGCGGGAAGCCAATGCCTGCATATACTGGTGGCACATCTGAAGGAACAGATGGAGAGGTTGTGGATGCGGATGGGGTATGACGGAGGATAGAGAGCAAGGATAAAACGAGAGAAAGCCCTGGGAGACCGGGGCTTTTTTTGTAACTATTGTTGTCTATTATTGTCTATTGCGACAGTATTTTTGCAAAAACACAAAAAGTGTTGCAATAGACAGCAGCTGTATTTGACAGGATAGGGGAGGGTGGCACTGATGGTGCTATGAGTAACAGCAAAGTATTCAGAGAAAAAAAAGAGATGGCTTTTGAGGCGTTCATCAGCGGCAAGACGAGCCCGAAGGAACTGGCGGCGCTGGTGGGCTGCAGTCCGGTGACGGTGAGCAAATGGATCAAGAGCGGCAAGTGGGACAAGATTGAGGGAGAGGAGCGCCGGTTAAGCCGGAAAATTACGGTAGCGCGGAGAAAGGCGCTGCTTACCGCACTGGAAGAATACGCTAAAGACCCCAAGAACACGGCATTGCAATCCCTGGTGAGCATACTAAGGCAGGAGATGAAACGGGAGGAGCCGGCGAAGGAGCTTTGCGATTACATAGTGAAATTTTTGGATCAGGTGACGGATTTTATGATAGAAAAGGGATATGAGGGACTGCTGAAGCAGTTTCAGGCGATTGTGATGGATTTAGCCGAATACCTGAGAATGAGGAACGGATGAGAAATAATATCCCAAGCGTGACATATACCTCCAAACAGCCCGGCGGCGAATTATCTGCCGCCGGGCATACCTTCCCTCCGACCTACACACAGCCCCGCTACATTCTTTCAGGAGGATTAAGGGCGGGGCTGTCCTTTATTTTGCACCGATTTATATTAATTGAAACAGGAGGAATGTGATGGAAGACAATATAGTGAAGATTTTATTTACATTATTTGGGCTATACGCGGGGGTGATGAGCTGGCTATTCAAGACGGCATGGAATGATGTACAGCGGTTGAAGCAGGAATTGAGCGAGATCCAAGCAAACTGCACAAAGTGCCAGACGGAGACCTTGGAAAGCATAAGGGAACTGATTGATGAGCGGTTTGACAAGTTTATGATAACGGTGGAGCAGAAGCTGGAGCAGGGCTTTACGAAAATAGAGCTAAGCTGGGTAAACGATGGACGGATCAGTCCGAAGAAGACGAAGAAGGATTCATGAAAGCCAAAACGATCCAGGCATTTGAGGGGGACAGCATCAAGCTGCAGGTAGCCGTGTATGATGATAGGGGCCAGGCATTTGACTTGGAAGAAAATAAGATTGAGAGAGTGATATTTGAGGTTCCCCGCCTTAATATTAATGAGCGTGGGGAGATGAAGAAGAATGTGGCGAGTTTTACGGTTGATTCGGACATCACCCAACCCGGGAACTATCCCTACTATGTGCTATTGATCGGGGAGCGGCTGAAGTTTACCGTAGCTTATGGCATACTGCAAGTAATGAGTGTGGCGAAATGAGCATAATAAAGATACACGGGACAGTGGGACAGAAGATCAAGGTAAGCATCGGCATATATTTGCGTGGTATAGCGCTTAATGCGGGGCAGCCAATTGCTAAGAGCGGTGGACTGGACATCAGGATAGCCGAGAAGGGCGGATATATCATTGCAGATGCAAGTGGTGTGTGACAGCAAAGGAAGAATAGGAGATTAGCTATGAAAAAAATTAGTTTTACGATGATCATACTACTGGTGGCAATGACACTGGGAGCACAAACATACTACAATATCAGATACACTTGGGAGCAGATAGAAGATGCCATAGCTACTGTTCGGGCGGTAAGGTAATGGCCAAGTTTATCCAACGGCAGCAAAAGGCACTAATAGAGATAGCGGCAAAGACGCCGCAGGTGCGTCCTTTTGCGGGAGATACGCCGCGGGATAAAGAGGAGCGAATCCGGCGTGCCACCGGAGAAGGTTGGGAAGCTTTTGAATATTTTTGCATTACTTATTTTCCGCATATATTTACCAAGCCATTTACAAACCAGCACAAAGAGATGTTTCAGGAAACGGAAGCAGCAAGCGGAGTGATTGGGATCACCGGATTCCGTGGGCTGGGCAAGACAGTGCTGATGGGCGTGGTATATCCGCTATGGAAGATTGTGAAGGGCTGTCAGTATGTGATACACACAGCGGCGGACATTGATCTTGCCTGCGAGCGGACGGCTTTTACGCTGAACGAGCTGAAGGAAAACAGACGGCTATTGATGGACTATCCATATTTGGAAGTGGTAGAGGGAGAGAAAGATAATTTTTATCTGAAGAACAGGTGCCGGATTAGAGCACGCTCCATCAAGCAAAGCCACAGGGGAACTTTTAACGACAAAAATATGAAGCGTCCTGGAATTATTGTTTGCGATGACATTGACAAAGAAGAGAATGTAGGCAGTCAGACGATAGGAAAGCGCAAAATGGATAAGATCACTCAGGAATTGGCGGGAGCATTGGACCCGGCAGAGCCGGGCAAGGTGGTCTGGCTGGGTAACCTGGTGCATCCGAATTATGCGATTTGCCAGTTCATGGAGCTCATAATCGGTGAAATAAGAGCCGATAATCCCGAGCTTGACCCGAGAGACCAAAAAGTGATAAAAACGAGCCAGCTGGCACTTTTGCGTTATTCCCTGGAAGATTCTAAGGGCAGGAGCACATGGCCGGAGCAATATCCGGATAAAATGCTGCCGGAGTTGAGGAAGCGATATGGGCAGGCAGGGTATCAGAGGGAGATGCTGGGATTGCCCGTAATTGAAGGGAACATATTTAAGATTGAGTGGTTTAAGAAATACCAGAGCTTACCGGAAGCGAGCAAGATGAAACGAGTGTGGCTTTATGCCGACCCTGCTTGGGGTGAGAAGGGCTGCTATAAAGCCATCATCTCCATCGGTTATGATGGTAACCGCTTTTATGTGATCCATATATGGATTCGGCAGACGAAAAATACAAAGTTTTTCAGGTACTACTATGACGCGTATCAGGAGCTTGACCGCATTTACAGAGTAAAAGTTAGGGCAGCTTGCGAGACGACTTATGGGCAGGGCAGAATCCTGGCTGACTTTGATCGGTGGGCAACAGACAACCATATACCTCCAATCTCCCATAGAATCAAGAAAATAGATAACAAAGAGAACAAGAACCTGCGCATTGAGCGGACTGAGACGCTCATAGAGACAGCGAAGGTGCTCTTTCCGGAGGGGCAGGATACACCGACACTGGTGAGCCAGTTTTTGACATATCCGGACGGGTATGTGGATGGTCCAGATGCTTTGGCAGGTTGCCTGGAACGGTTCAGCGAATATAACATAGGGCGAAACCGGGTGCGGGTGCGGAGGATGAGCTGGTGAATTATTATGACCGGATGATGCTGGAGTATTACCAGGTGCTGAATAATGCTTGGAAACGCGAGATTAAAGAGGCAGCCAGAGCTGCGATCGGGATGCTGACCGAGATGCCTAAAGCGGAGCGGATGGATAAACGCAAGGTGGACTTGCTCTTGGAAGTGATCAACCAGAACTTGGGTGACGACTTTATGATGGAGGTGAGTTCTGAAACTAAGGCGTTTGTAGAGCGGAGCTTGAGGTTGGGCATCCAGGATGTAAAGACCCAAGCAAAAGTTAGGATTAGTGTCGGTTTGTGGGGAATTGAGGAACAGGCGTTAGTCGCTCAGGTGCAGAAGCAGAATTTATTTTGGATAGGACAGCATTTTGAGGCGGACATCAGCCAGGACTTCAGGGATACTTTGACCAAGGCACTTGAGCAGGGCTATACGAAAGAGATGCTGGCAGATGCACTTAAGGAGAGCTTTTCCGATTTAGGAGACAAGGGTGCTTATTACTGGCAGGGATTGGCGGAACATACCGCGCTGCGGATTAGAGAATTTGGACGCTTATCCGGATATGAGAAAGCAGGGGCGAAGGGCTATAGGTTGGTGAATCCGATGGACTCCAGGACAAGTGAAATCTGCTGGGCTTTGGTGAGCCAGGGCAAGGTTTATCCGCTGGAGGTGGCATTGGAAGTGCGAGATAATTTGATGGCTATAGATGTGGAGAAAGAAGGATTGGAAGAGGCACGGGAGCGAATTAAAGCTCTGGCACCGTGGGTGAAAGAGAGCCAGATAGAAAGGGACAAGGAAGGCAATCCGGTGGGCGTGAGCGGGGCTCATACACCTTTTCCGCCGTTTCACTGGAAATGCAGGACACAAACGGAGATAGTAATATGAAAGCGATACCTGTGGAAGTGAAAGATGTGATTACAATATTGAATCTTCCTGCCGATATGGCTGATAATCCGATCTTTAGTGAGCATGAGGCGCTGGTGATGCGGAGAATGGCAGAGATCACGATTGATGATGATTACAATGTAGCCGTGGAAGATGATCTGAACGAGGATGACCCGCTATATGTAGCATTTCGGTATAGCTATGCGTTTTTGCTGCTGGAGAGCGTGGCTGAGTTTCTCAATTTGAAGACCCTGGGCGAGGGAATAGTAAAAAGCATAGGGCTGGATTCATCTACTACAGAGCTGCTGACGGGGGCAGAGATAGAGGCATTTAAGGCAAAATTGGAGTTAAGAGCTTTGACGCTGTTGAAAGGATTTTTGAATGAAGAGGGGATTGCCAGGATGTATGAACTGAAGCCGAGGGTGGCGCGCTTGATACGGATAGGAGTGATCTGAAATGAATAGAACGCAGATGACGCAGATAGAACGGATTTACACAGATTATTATGTTTTAATTACATTCCTTCGGAGCTGCTATGCTTGAGCAGAACTCCTCATTAGATGAGATTATGATAGAAGTTTACCGGGCAATTTATAGTGCCCTGGAGAGCAAAATGCACTTGATTGGTAGTGTGATAGACAGAGATGCGCGGCGTGAGATTATGGCGCAGAAAATTTATGACAAGGGTGATTTTTATAATAATGCGGGCTATGTGGTTGAAAGTGATAACACAGGGATGACTTTGAGAGTGGGTTCAAATGTCAAACATGAGCAATATGTTTTGGGTGGAAAGGTGCCGAGCTGGACACCGATCGCACCGCTGATCAGCTGGGTGCAGCGCAAAGGATTGGCTTGGGTGGACAAGAAGACGGGAGTTCAACTGAAGGTGGAACAGATGGCGTATATGATCCGAGGCAAGATTAGGCGCGAGGGCATAGCAGCCAGGAATGTATATGAGACGGTTTTGCAGAACAAAGAAGCGTGGATATTTGAGCAGTTAAACAGCATAGAGGTGCGGATATGACGGGACTGAGCAAGTTTGAGAGTGAACGGGCGATCATCCGGCAGGCGTTACTTGATGCCGGAATAGCGCAGGTGCTTTTCAACAAAGACGATATACCCAAGGATTTACCTGCCGCGATAGTAATTTTGGAAGGCGAGACGGGTAAGAACGGGACTGGGCGGCAATATGTGGATACAGATATCGCCTGGACAGTATTCATAATTGTAAATGCCACGAAAGCTGAGGATCCGGATGCGGATTTATACGCATTAAAGGAGCTATTTCGGGAAAAGTATCGGGAGAGTATGTACCGTGATATTCCGGCTATAGAGTATTATACGAGCAGGTTGGATGGAGCGAGATTGGTGCGGGTGGCAAGGATAGCGCTTTTGAAAAGCGGAACGGGAGCGGGATCATGAGGGTAATGCGAATAGGTCAAACCCGGGTAGCCATAAGCGATGTGAGCGATTTGATTGAGAAGCAGTATAAGACCGAGATTCCGGACTTGAGTAAAATGAATAGAGTAGGAAAGCAGATCGTAAGTAAAGCAGCGGAACAGAAGAAAGTGGTAAGCGCACCTTACAGCATAATAAAACTATTGAATCTATTGGATATGGATGAGTATCACAGCGGGTGCATAGAAGCGACATGTATGGCAACAGTGATGAAGACGGAATGCAAGAACACGCAAGTGAAGGCCTGGCTGGAGGCAGCGGATTATCCGGCATGCGAGGATGAGACCACTATCCTGGCTGAGATGTTGAAGTTTTACCTGGCTTGTGGCAATGGCTTTTTAATTAAGATGCGGAATGCGGCAGGGGATTGGATAGGGCTGGAGCGACTATTGCCCAATGAAGTGCAGATTGTGGAGAACTATGACGAATATGGATTCTTCAAGCCAAACTACATACAAGTTAAGAACAATCAGAAGAAGGATTTTGAGTACGCGGACATTATCCATATAAAGAAAAGCACTCACAGATCAAATGCCTGGGGATTGGCCTGCCTACCGATAGCGATTAACATAGAGATATTGGGAGAGATTAAGACCTTTGATTACAACAACTTCAAGAACGGTTTGATGGCAGATTACTTTATGATTGTGGAAGGGGGAACCCTTAGAGACGGCATCGTGACCGATGAAAATGGCAATGAGGTGGTAACCGACGCCTACAGCGAGATTGAGAAAGCACTTACCGAAGCCAAGGGCAATGTAAAGAGCCACTCAACGGTTTTGATAGAGAGCGAGAGCAAAGATGTGAAGATCCGGCTGGAACCACTGAGGCAACAGGATAAGGATGGTGGATTCCTGAGCTTGAAGAAGGATTTGAGAGAAGGAATTTTTGCCTATCACAGGGTGCCACCGCGGGTGGTGAGCCAGCTGGTGAGTGGACAACTGGGTGGAGACAACAACAGTGATATGACGCTATTTTATAATTTTGTAGTGAGACCGATGCAGAAGCGGCTGGCGCTGACGCTGGCTAATGAGTTTAACTATGAGTATAACTGGGGCGTGAGCGCGGAAGAATGGGATTTCGGAGCGCTCACGGAGGAACTATTAACCAATGACGAAAAGCTGTTTAAAAGCTTACGTAACAATTAAAAAGGAGAAAAGATGAGAATCTATGGACATGGGCGCAAGATCATGAAGGGCGAGCTGCGTAATGTGAATGTGGACTTAATCAGTTTGCTATTTGACGGGATGAAGCCAGCCAACATGAAGAGCGCAGTAATCAAGAGCGCGGACGGCAAGCGGTATAAATCCGTGTCTGCAAGCGCGAAATTCAAGAGCGAAACAGTGGGCAATGAGGGCCTGCTGTATGTGACCGTGATGGAGCCCGATGTGGTGGATGCGCAGGGCGACAGCTACAGCGCGGAAGAGGTGAAGAAAGCAGCCCTGAACTTTCTGAAGAAGGGAGTGGTGGGCAAGATCGATGTGAATCATAACAACCAACCCGTCCCGGAGTTTGTGATTGCAGAAAGCTATATTCTGAAAGCCGAAGACAAAGAGCATTATCCCAATACTAAGTTGGGTAGTTGGGTTGCAGTGCTCAAATGTGAAGACCTTCAGAGCGAGCTATGGCAGAAAGTGGTGAATGGTCAGTTTAACGGCGTGAGTATCGCTGGATATGCCGAGGATAGCAGCCAGGACAACAGCGCTTTGGTGAGCGAGCTGAAGAGTCAGATGGAGGCGATCAATAAGGCACTGGGAGACAATCCGAACCAGGAGACGAAAAAAGTACTGGAAGTGCTCCAGGGGAGAATCAAAGAGCTGGAGAAGGCGGATACCAACGCCGATAACGAGAAGCTCATCAAGTCATTAACAGAAGAAGTCAAGGAGTTGAGCGTGGCGATCAAAAAGGCAATATCCAATAGTTTGAAAGGTGAGCCGGAGGGAGAAATCAAAGACCGTGAGTTGACGATAGACGGGATGAAGGTGGTGGTGAAGAGCAGCCACCGCGAGATCTATAAGGGCATCGCCGATGTGGACAGCGGACAGGCGATGAATATTCTAACAGCCAATACCACAAGTTTATTCATTGATGAAGTAATCGGCAGCCAGCCGGGAGACACTCTGAGCGACATAACGGTGGTACCACTTCTGAAGGATGAGAAGATAGATGCCGGGTTAGTTCAAGACCTGGTATTCAAAAACGAGCTGGACGGCAGTGTAAGCGCGCAGGATATCGCGGCTGCAGATATTACTTGCCCGACCGGGATACTGAATGCCGAATTTACCTTGGGCAGAGATGTGGTAGAATTTTACAAGGACAAGTATGGCGAGGACGCTTTCGGTGCCTATGTGGAGCAGCATATCGCCAAAAAAGCGGAAAAAGCGCTGCGACTGCTGCTGTTCAAAGGTGACCGGGCAAGCGGGACAGCCAACCTGAAGGGGTTGGACGGGGTGATCAAGCTGGCTACGACAGCATCTGCGGTGACCGAGATAGACAGCGAGACAAAAATAACCTGGGACGAGAAGTTTGAGGCGGCTCTGCTGGCATTTAGTGATGAAATGCTGGAAGACCAGGAGAACTTCAAATTTTATGTATCTCAGAAAGACCTGGTGCGCTTGCGCAGCGAGATCGCCAGCCGTCATACCCAAGCGGGAGACCGTTTCCTGCTGGAGGGTGGCAATGTGAGCTTTGCAGGGATTCCCGTGAAGCCACGCTTGATGCCTGAAAATTACATAATCGGCGGCCTGCCCAAGTTCATTATCCTGGGCTACCGCACTGATGCCGAAATGAAGGTAGAGCACCACGGAAGTGATTGGAAGTATCACTGGTACATCCGCGTGAGACCCGGCATTACCTATATAGACGGCTTCGTGAAAGTATTTAAAGTGAATTGAAGGAGATGAAAATGAAAAAGACAATAATGATGATAATCGTAGGGCTAATGCTGATCGCAGTGGCAGTGACGGTACTGCAAGCCCAGACCCTGCCGGTGGACAGCCGCAAAGAGGTGATGCAGTTTCACAGGAACTGGGAAGCACTACGCTTTGCAGCACCCGCTGATACTACCTGGAGGCGGATCACGCTGCCGGCGAACACGGTGGAGGTGCTGATATTGCCAGTAACAGGGTCTATAGGGGTGCGACCAGACAGCACATACACAAATAACAAGTACTTTGATATTACTACTGGGGTGCCTATAAAATTACCAGCATATAAGCAGACGAAGTTTTACATCCGCCGAACAGCAGCTGGAACCGCATCCGTGGCTAACATACTATTCTTAAAGATGTAAGGAGATATATTATGGATATCATCGGAACTAACAGCACTTATATCATCGGAATCGTTGCCGCTATTGTGGTATGGCTATTAAGTAAGATGGGGATCAAGAATCTGGATAAGGCACAAATAGCTGCCATTTTGACGATCATTTTAGACATCATTCAAGATATTAAGACCAACCCGGCTACCAAGGATATGGATGATTTCAGCAAGAAGCAACTGGCTGTGCAACGGGTGGAAGCTGCTCTGCCGCAAAAGAAAAAGAAATTGATAAATAAGGTTTTTGGCTCTATAGGCGGGGCTATAGAATATGTGTTTCACAACAAGAAAGAACTATCAAAACTGCCTAAAACGGCAAAGGTGGTGATATAATGGCACTATCTGCACCGACATATCCAAGTGGGATGACAAATGCTGACTTGCTGTTCAGCACGCTGGTAGACACCTTCATAGCCGATGAGGTGTTTTATGGCATTGGCCACTACACAGCGGAGGAGGTGGGGACAAAATTCGCCACCAAGAGCGCTATGGCTACCGAGCTGAACACCTACTGCAAGCAGATCGGCGAACTGGCAGAGAAGCCCGGTAAGACGGACAGCAAGATCAATAAGCTGAAGACCCGCAACTATCAGATACCAGGGAAGCGGACGAGCACGGTGGAGCTGACGCTCAACGGCATTTCCGCGAAGCAAAAGGACTATTTTGAAGGCACGCTATTCAGCGGAGCAGAAGTGACCATAATCTGCGTGAGCAAGGAACGAGACCGCGCTACCATCTTCAACGGAATGCGTTGGACGGTGGATTGGAGCGGAGAAGCGGATGGCCTGTGGACAGTGGTGATCAGCACTGAGTTCAGCGGGACAACCAATGGCAAGGTGTTCCTGATCAAAGGACTAACCTAAACAATGATATGCGCGGAGGCCCAGATAACCACACATTACCAAGGGCCTCCCGGCATTAAATGAGGAGAAACAATGGGATTGAGATTACCGACGAGCATTGAACAGGAAGATCTGCTGCTGGGAGCATTGGAAGCGGCAATGATCGGCGACCGGGCTTACTTTTGCGAGGGCGATATGATGCGCAGCGACTATAATACATGGCTGGATAATGCGTATTATTTAGCTTATATGCTGTTTTTTGAAAATATATTTCACGAGTTGGGAGAGCTTGCCGAGAAGCCAGGTAAGACGGAAAGCAAGATCAATAAACTGAAAACCCGCAACTATCAGATCCCTGGGAAGCGGACGAGCACGGTGGAGCTGACGCTCAACGGAATCAGCGAAAAGCAGAAGGACTATTTTGAGAGCACACTGTTTAGTGGGAAAGAAATTAGCATAGTACTGGTGAAGAACGAGCTATTGATTCCGGATGCATTCTGGGGAGATGGTTTTGACTTTGATACCAGCATAGTTGTATTCAGCGGATTACGCTGGACTGCGGACTGGAACGCGGAAGCTGACGGCTTGTGGAGCGTGGTATTGAGCACCGAGATAAGCGGAGCCACCAAGGATAAAATAGAGGCAATAAGGGTATTGAAATATGATCCAGGCAAAAGCGGAAATCCGCCCTGGGAAGAGGAGGAATGATGAAGATCAATACGAGTATCCGGACACTGAAGGGCGTATATGGGCTGTTTAAGGAAGCAGGACTGGCCGGGCTATTGACGGGTAATGCCGAAGAGGTGAGCGCGGCGGAAGTGATGGACAAGCTGATTGAAGGCGGGCTGATGGTGGAAACAATGAAACTGATCACCGGTAGCGAGGTGTATGTGGACGAGAATAAGATAGAGACGGACTGGGAGGATGTGCCTTACAGCGTGATCAATGAGGTGCTGGTGGATTTTTTCGCCGGTATCGGCAGCGTCTCAGCGCTTGCCCGCGGGTGAGCCAGAGTGAGAAGAAGAGGCGTGCGCCGAGGGATGAGAACCCATTTATGCGGTTATGCTACTATTGTATAAGCGCGTTTGGGACGATTGACCTGGAGATGGATGAAGCGCTGTGGTGGCTTAAATGGCGGAATCAGGAGATTGAGGATGCCAAGAAGAGGTAAGCTGGGTTACCATGGATCCCCATCGTCAATGACAATGGTAGTAACAGTTATTATGCCATTTTGGGAATCACTGAGCTCTTTTGCTCTTTTGCGTTTGGCAGCCCGGTGTTCATCGCGAGCGATCATAACGAAGATAGCTAATAATATGAAAGTAATCATAACAATATCCTCAAGTATATAATAGGTGAAAAAATGAGTAGCGCAAGCATAAATATGACAATTGATCTGGCAGCATTCAGGGATAGTTTGACCTCGGCTTTTAAGATGTATGAGACGACCATAGCGGCAATGGGCAAGGAGAGTCCGAAAGCGATCAGCAAGTTGACAGAGGAGCTGGATAAGCTGGTGGATAAGGCAGATAAGCCGTTGATATTGGATGCTAATGGCAAGCCACTGAGTGCAGCAATTGGCAATGCCGAAACTGAGATGGAGAAGCTGGATACAAAAGCAGAGGCGACGCAGGGCAAGCTGGGAGAGTGGTGGAATATTCATAGGCAAGCGCTAAGCCAATTTTCTCTGGTATATCAGGGTGTGATGAACATTTACAATGATGTGACGCGGACCTTTGGCGGGATGATCAATCAGCAGGTGGAGGCACAGAAGGGTATGGCGCGGGTGGAAGCAGCGGTGCGCTCCAGTGGTGCTGCTGCAGGATATACTGCTGATCAGCTGAAAAGATTAGCTGAAGGTTTGGAAGAGACCTTTGCCTTTGATGCGGATGACATCATGAACCAAGTGACTACTCCGCTATTGACATTTAGAGCAGTAAGCGGAGAGGTGTTTGAAGATGCTCAGGTGCAGATATTAAATATGAGCCGGGCATTGGGCATTGATCTGCAGAGTGCAGCCATGCAGGTTGGTAAGGCGCTTCAGGATCCCGTGGAAGGATTGACCGCTTTGAGACGCANTGGCGTGAGTTTTACCGACCAACAGCAGGAAATGATACAAAGTATGTATGAGGCAGGAGATGCAGCAGGTGCTCAGAAGATAATATTGGCAGAGCTAAACGCGGAGTTTGGGGGGCAGGCAGCGGCTTATATGGAGACCGGAGCAGGGAAGCTGGATGCTTTGAAAGTGGCATTTGACAATCTAAGTGAGAGCATTGGCGGGCTGCTACTACCTGTGATAACGACCTTGGGGGCAGTAGTGAAGCCCTTGGTGGAATGGTTCAGTAATCTGGATAACACTTTTAAGATATTGATTCCAACCTTGTTATTAGCAACTGCCGCCTGGTATAAGTTCAGCGTGGCNCAGACAGCTACGGCTACCATATCCGGAACATTGAACGCGGCTATAGCCGCAGCTACAGCAGCCGTGCAGGGGTTTTTGACCGCAGTGGGACCAGTAGGCTGGGTGTTGATGGGAGTTACTGCGGCAGTTACGGCGTGGACGGTTGTGAAGGGACAGGCTAAGGATAAGTCAGATGAGCTTGCCGGAGCACAAAAGAACCTCAAGGAAGAGATTAAGAGCGCTCAGAATGAAGTATCGGTAGAAGCAGAGAAATTTAATATGCTGGCAAGCCGACTGCTGCAGATAAAAGGGCAAACAGATCAAACGGCTGCCAGTAAAACTGAAATGAAGAATATAATCCGGAGCTTGAACGAGGATTACGGGGAATATCTGGGCAATATAGATATGGAGGCCGCGAGCTATGACAAATTGGCGAAAGCATTACAGGGAGCATCCGATGCACTGATCCAAAAGAAGATTGCTGAGGTTTATGGTGAGCGATATCAATCACAATTGGATAAAGTAGCCCAATTGCAGATAGAACTGGATAATAAGCGGGAAGAATATAATGCTGCAAATTCCAGGTTAAATGAGTTGAAATCTTCAGTAGACTGGGATTTCTTAACCAGTGACAGTAATGCAATGGGCTTCAATCCCGCCTCCTATTTCGGTAATGACGATGAGTGGAGGAAATTGGAACGGACGATAAACTCGTTTGGAGCCTTATCGGGAAAACTGCAAGCTGCCAAAAACGATTTGCAAGCCTTAGGTGAGGCCTATCGCCAAGCAATGCTTAACACTCCTACCATAACAATTCCAGGCGGAGGTGGCAGCTCTGGAGATCAGGCGGCAGCTGAAGCTGAGGCACAAAAGAGGGAAGCTGAGCGGCTAATGGAAGAACTGGCGAGGATAAAGGAGACAGAGACGGCGAAACTGACTGCTGAGTATGAGAGACGCAAGGCGATAATCCTAAAATACACTGAGGATGGAAGCGCCGCGGAGAAGACCGCGCTGGAGAATCTGGATGCATGGAAGACGCAGAAAGAAGCGGAGATCACGGCACGGGAGAAAGCCGGGATGCAGGAGAAATTCCAAGCAGAGGTGCAGCATTTAGCAAATCTGCAAGAGATGGGGGTAAGCAGTTATGATCAGTTGAAGGCAAAGATGGAAGAGTATTATGCGTGGGCTAAAGAGAATTTGAGCGCTGAAGAGGCGACATTGGTTCAGAAACAACTGCAGGAAAGCAATCTACGGTGGGGACAGTATCAGAAGGAAAAGGAAGATAAGGAAAGGGCACATCAAAGGACATTGGCGGACATCCGAAGAGAATGGGATGACCGGAATTTAAGCGAAGACGAGCAGAATCTGAACGCTCAACTTGAGGCACTGAGGCGGCATTATGAGGATGAAAAAGCATTGATGATAGAAGCGGGAATGACTGAGGCGCAGATAACGGAGATGTATGCAAAGAAAAAGGCAGATATTGAAAAGAAATATGCGGATAAGACCGCCGAGGAGTATGAGCAGAAGGTGCTGAATGCAGCAAGTGGAATGAGTAGGATGATGGGCAATATGGGGAGCGCATTTAACAAAGAAAGCAAAAAGGGTTTTGAAGCGTGGAAAGCTTTGGCATTAGCGCAGGCTTATATAGACACATTTGCTTCTGCTATATCAGCATATAGATCCATGTCTGTTTTTGGTCCCGTTATTGCGGTTGCGGCAGCTGCTGCGGCGATGGCGGCGGGAATGGCAAACATAGCCAATATCAGTAAACAGAAATATGAA